AAACCCAACCCCTCCTCTACGCTTAGCAATTTGGACTAGTCGCTGATCTGTGGAGAGAATTCCGCCGTAACTGTCTTCTGGAGCGGGAATAACGAAACAATTAGATATAGACTGTAGCTTACAATCATTCCCGATTCCCGCCATTGGGGAACCTTGTGGGACTACCTGACTAAAACCATCCAGCAGTTCGTAAATTTCATCATATGTCAATGGGTTTTCATATTTTGATTCGATTCTATGAAATTCCGTCGCTAGTCGAGCATGCATTTGGGCTGGGGATGATTCAAGATAATTTCCGTCAGCATCCGTTAGAAGGTATTTAGTGACCACAACGTTAGCAGCTAATTCATCACCTTCAAAAAATTCTAGTGACTCTTTTATCGCAGTTTCGTAATCACATGCCATCGTATTACCCTTTACCCAATGTTGGTGATTGACTTCCATTTTTCTCTAAGCGCGCTTTTTATTTCTTTTTCATCATTTTCAACAGCTTCTGCGAGTGTTGACACATCTTCATCCAATATAGCTATCTTAGAAAGAGCCGTGTCGATGTGAATAGGAAAAACGATCCCATCTTTTCCGGCCCTATTTTTTGCGATGAATAGACGGCCTGAACCGGAGGCTTTTTCTGTTGCCTTTCTAGAGAGTGAGACAACAAAGTCGGCTACCATAGCTTTCCCGTATGCTTCTGACATGTTCTCTAGCCCAACAATGTCGGAATTCGCAGAATCCCTGTTCGCTTGTGAGGCTGTCCAGACTGGAATATTCAGTTCCATTGCAAGGTTTCTAAGCTCCTCGTAAATTAGCTTTAATTCATGACGTAGAGAATCATATGATCGTGTAGACCGCATAATGTCGGCATAATCTACGATTATTACACTTGGCTTAAAATTTCTAAGTGACAATTTCTCTATGTGGTTCTTAATCGTAACAACCGACGCTGACCCAGTTGGGTATTCTTTTATAATCAACCTACCAAGCTCATCATTTTTCTCGTAAAAGTCTCGAACAACTTCTTTCTCATCTATCACGTTGGAAGCAGATATGTTACAAAGATTTGCGTCGTATCGCAGGCCAACAGCTTGCTCTGTCAATTCAAATGTATAGTGAAGTACATTTTTTCCGCATCGCATTGCGTTCGCACCCATTGCCACTAGCCAATGTGATTTTCCAACACCGGTATTTGCAGTAACAACGCCAATTTCTCCTCTTCCCAAGCCGCCGTTCAATATATCTTTCGAGTCTAGCTCATAAATCCCTGTTGGGCAAACACATCGATTAATCTTTTGAAATCTAGCTTCCATATCTTCAAAAAAATCATGACCTACAGTGTTTGGAAGACCAATTGACACCGCATTCTTCATTAGCGTAATTACGCTCTCGAACTCACCTGTAGAAATCAAATTAACCGACTCTTCAAGAGCCTCTTTAAACGCTTGCCTTTTACAAAAGTCAAGAGACTTTTCTTTAACATATGCAAGATCATTTGGGTTGGGATTTTCCTTCATTCTCACAAGGTAAGAAACAATTTGATCCCGTAGCAAGACATCACCTTCCTCATTCAGCGCATCTTTGATAATGCTTATAAGAAGGAGCTGCGTCGGAAAACATCTGTACTCTGAAAAATACGCAAAGTACTTCTCACAAAGGTACTCAAGGTACCTGAGCTCAAAAAAATCTGGTCGCATAATCTCGACCATCTGTACTGCCCATTGTTTGTCTGATAGTAGCCCTTGCAAAATTTTCTCTTGAAAATTCTTGTTGTATTGGGAGAATTGACCCGGTTGGACCGAGTCAAGCAATGCAAAAGCTGGTGATGTCATAATTTTTTCCTAATTTAATGCTTTAAAAGTCATAAAAAGTCTATCTGTATCGAAATTTTTTATACACAGCTGAATTAAGCAACGCATGAAACCCAATTTGTCCCTTTTCCCAGCTTGCATCGAAATAATGTCGTCTATTTTTTGAACTTGAGTGCCGGAGAGGTTTCCGCTTCCGAGGTACATGAGTTTCCAATTTTTTTTGACAATTTCTTGATCAGACACGATATTATCATAAAGCTTTAACCTCTTTTGTTCCCGCCGTTCTCGACATAAGCTAAGTATAACTTCAACACTCACAAATGAAGAAGATTTAAGCTCGGGAAAGCGCTTTGCCATGGCTTTAAACCCAGCGCCACGTACACCTTTTAACCCATCTGAGCCGTCACCAATAAAACAACGAGCAACACAAAAATTTTCAGGATGAATACCAAATTTCTCTAAAATTACACGTGGGTCGAGCTCTGCTTTTTGACCAGGGGACCATTGTTTTACTCTGGGTGAGATCAATTGATAAAGGTCTTTATCTGTCGATACGATTACACATTTTTCATTTTTAAAATTAACATTCACTAACCTTGCGATTATATCATCTGCTTCGCAATCGGAAACGTAAAATTGCGAAACAGGAGTATGTCGTAAGATTTTAACAAGCTTTGAAAGTTGCTCATTTCGATTTGAAACAGTGTCTGGAATATCTTCAGAATAGAACCTGTTTAATTTTTCCGGACGGCGGCCCGCTTTATAATTGGGATCGATCGCCCTGCGGCGGGGGGAGCCGCCGCCTTCCCAAACAACAATAACACGGGTTGGGTTATACCTCTCAAGCAAAAGCTGCAGGCCTTTCAAAAAACCCACAATACCCCCAACTGGATCCCCGTTTTCGCTTAGCGAAGGATTTGCTACAAAGTGTCTAAAAAAACAATTTAACCCATCGACTATTAGTATAGGTCTATCATACATCTAAATCTGGCATGTCTTCAAGGTTTAGCTCCATCACGGCAGAGCGAACCTCTTCATACGATTCAGTGTCTAGCTCGGCAGCATTGGGGTCTTCTAGTTTTCGAATCATACAAAGCTCAAGCAAAGCATCAATATACTTTCGATATTGCGGGTCTTTCCACACATCATTGAAATCCGCTTTATAAAACTTCTTTTCCACCAAAATTTCCCCGGTGGAAACGTCTGCGACTGTGAGGTTTTTCCAAGCGGATGTCCCCTTAATACAAATTTCATTTCCGTCTACAATACCTGCCCCGAATTTTCGTAATTCATCAAAAACTTGCTCATGTTCTTGAATTCCTTTCCCAAAATGAATCTCGAAATTACAAGTACGAAATGGAGCAGCGACTTTATTCTTGATTGTCTTTGCAGAAACGTGAATCCCGACAACTTCTTTATTCTTGTTTTCAATCTTTTGGCCGGCACCAAGCTTAATACGTACGGAGGAATGAAATGGAATCGCTTTTCCTCCCGGCGTAACTGTTGGATCACCATACATCACACCGATCTTAGTTCGAATCTGATTTAGAATAACAAACAAAACATTTTGATTACCGATTACACCTGTAATTTTTCGCATCCCTTTAGAAATAGCTCTTGCCTGCAGGCCAATCGAGTTTTGGTCATAATCTCCTACCAATTCAGCCTTTGGTGACGAAGCAGCGACTGAATCCCAGACGATCGTAATCGGAACATCCTTATCCATCGCCTTTGCTTTCATAATTGTAGCCTCTGCAATCGATAATACTTCTTCAGTACAGTGAGTGTCAACATACACAAAACGCTTAGTGATATCAACACCCAGAAGACTGAGATTTTCTACAGAAGTAGCATTTTCTGTGTCGATATAAACAACAATTCCACCCATCTCTTGGGTGGAACGAGCAATCTGAATTGCAATATGAGACTTGCCAATCGAGGGCGGTCCAAATATTTCCACAATTCGACCCTCTGGTAATCCACCATTGGGTCTATTAGAGATAATATAATCTAATTGTTTAGAACCTGTACCGATCCAGCGTTTCACGTGTGTAGGAGATTCATCTTGTGATAAATTGTATGCAACACGAGAGCCGTGCTCCTTATTTAAAGACTTAATCAAGTCACTGGTGAAATCAACTTCTTCTTTTTTCTTTCTTGCCATTTAGATCCCCGTGAAAAGATTATAAAATCAATCCAATAATTTTTCAAAAAAATGGGGACGAATTGCTTCGTCCCCATGAAAAATAGTACTTTCGTCCTATAAATCAAAAATCATCTTCTTCCAAATCAGCAAACGCATCGTCCAAACTCTTAAACTTCGATGCAACCTGATCACTTGAACCGCTCTTGCTCTGATTATTGTCAAACCCGCGAGATGTACCTGTCGACTCGGCTGCTTCAGTGTCGCCCTCATTTAGCCAATCGTTGACAATCTTAGAAAGCGCATCATAAGACTTTGCTTCGTAAAGCTCATCAAGATTAGGGAGCGCTTCCGTCCATTCCTTCATCTGCTTTGCAGATGAAGCCAGCTTAGATTGCTTTCCACGGGGACGAACTTCAGTCGTGGCATAAAGCCGACCGGGTTGCTTTGTACAAACGACCTTCACATCACGACCGTCTACTGGGTCCGTAATATCGCCATAGTCTTCATCGAGCATAACATTTAGCAATGACTGGTACACAGTCTTTCCAAATGCCCACAGACGAACGCCACGATCTTCTTCTCCTCGAACAATCACAGGAGCGTAGTACCGAGGCTTGGGATAAAGCTTCTTGCAAAGCTCATAAGACTCTTTCGTACCTTCATCGCGCAACGTTGTGATAAGCTCTTGAATCGGGTCGGGGTTTCCGAATTGATAGGGAGCCAACAGACCCGGATTATTTCCGATGTTATAATAGAACCATCGTTCAGAAAAGGGAAGACCGTCTTCGTTGTCAAACGCCAACATACGAACGATCGCTTCTTCTCCCTCTTGAGGTCGCCACATCGTATTGCGACGAGAATTATTGCCAGAAAGCTGGCCTAGCTTCTTGCGAAGCGCTTCAAAATCAATTGCCATTTTTTTAATCTCCAATTTTTAATATGCAATATTCAAATTCCCACTACGGGTGTCCCTAAGGACAAGTAAAACTTAATAAACAAACTGTTAATGTTCAAATTTAATTCTTATTTTTTTTAGGCTTCGTATACGGTGCTGCGCCACCGAAACCGCTAGCATTTGCTTTCCACGCGGGTTTTCTTTTCTTCCGACGACGACCTGTCGCTGGATATGATGGTCCAACACCAAGTGGCATTGCGGGACCAGGAACGCCTCCAGCAGAGGCTTCATCATGATGTCCTTCATCGTCGTCGTCATCTCGACCATCAATGAAATCAGGCTCACCAAGAATTTCAGCATCTTCTAGAAGAAACCTAATCAGGGTTCGCAGTCTTTCTTTTTGTTCATTAGCCATTAACCTTAATTATCTCAAGAAAAACGTAGTTGTGGTTCTACCTCAAAAAATTGTGGTTCTACTTTCTTTAGATTCTGCTGCAACCACTCGCACTCATTTTCAGCGGCATTTTGGGATGGTGTAGACTTCCACCAACATACTAAGTCAGGATTCCAGCGATATCGACGTGCTTTAAGCAGCGGATTTTCATCCCGTTGAGAACCCACAGCAAACACATGATAATCAGACTCAACGGCGGCTGAAAGAAGTTCTTGCATCCTCCCAGCAGACCTTAACAAGTGTAATGTCGCGTCGATGTCGGCAATCGCATTATGGGAATCATAAAAAAACCCATGCCAAGCGCAGAGGACCTCCAGAGCCTTAGACGGTCGACAGACATTGTTCCAATTGACTTGTGACAGAGAGCAACACCAGATGGCATCTGGAGGAGGCTGATAGCCGTTCCTCTTAAGGTTCTTATCTATCCACTCACGATCAAAGCTAGCGTTATGCGCAATGATAAATTGGCAAGAATTCAGAATTTTTGAGACTTTCTTCCAGTCAATCTCATGACCAGCAAGATCTTCATCAGAAAAACCAGTAATATCGCGAATTTCTTCGGGAAGAGGAAAACTCGGTTGCTGAAGAAACTCAATACATTTCTTAATGCCAGATATTTCACCTGTTTCAGGGTTCACAAAAAAAGGTCGTACAGCAATCTGGATTATTTCATTTTTATCCGAATTTAAGCCTGTCGTTTCTACGTCCAGAACGACTGCTGGGACATCTCCCTTGATCGGACCACGATCTGGTGGTTCAAGGCCCTTTAACCTGGTTAATACAACTAAATTATCACTGTTCTCAAGGTGTTTCATTACTTTTCCTAACTAAAAATATTAGTATTTTAGGAAATAATGTACAGGGTTATTTACCGTGATTCCCAGCTCTTGGTTTTCGATAAATAAACCACAAGTCCGATTCCAGACAGTACCTTTATTTGGATTACCTCTTCAGGGACTATCATTCTAGACTTCACAGCCCCAACAAGCGAATAATTCAAAAATTTCGCGGCTGTTCCAAGCTTCAATTCACCTTGGGCAACCTGAATACCTTTTAAGTCATTTTTTGACTTAATTAACTTGGTGGCACCGAAAGCGCGCTGCATTGCTTCTGTCCCTGAAATCGCTTGCTTTATAATGCCTGACAAACCGTCGAAGTTACCACGCTCTGAGCTGGTGACTTTAAGGTTTTTCATCAATTTCTTTGGATCACTTTCTGCCAATGCACCGGCTTCCATTGTAAGCTTACTCGGCCGGCCTCGAGCTCCAGAAACTACAACGTCACCCTTGGTATATTCTCTTTCTTCTAACAGAATCTTACGAATATGCTGTCGTAATTTTTCTTCGTTCATTTTAACCTCGTAAGCTTGAGGGGAAAGTGACCCATCTTCTCATCAGAAAATCCTTTAGCGACTATGTCTTGCAACTTGTCTTCCTGTCCGTTTGGCACATCCATAATTAGGGCATCATGAATAATAAAGACCGGCCTACACGAAGGAATATTTTCGACAATCTGGCAAAAACCCGCTAGAGCGACGTCAACAGCTGTTGATTGTAGAAAATTATTGACTAAAATATTGCGACGAGTGTCGGTGACTTCGATAGGTCGACCATAAAAATTGGTAATATACCCGGATTGTGCTTGGTCATTCAACATTTTGAATATCTCTTTTAAGCCAAAAAACGACTCGACCCTCTTGACCAGCATGTCAGCAGAAAATGTGCTTCCGTCTTTCTGCAAAACTGACCTCAACTTAGAGGTGCCTGCGCCGTAAAGCGAACACAGCACAGCTAGCTTCGCAGTGTCTCGCTGAATTTGAATATTAGATTTCTCTATAAAGAATTGGTATAGATCTGTTGGACTCTTTTCCCCCGGTAGCAACTTCTCCCCAGCAGTGATATTAAACGCGACTCTTGGCTCTAGTGATGTAAAGTCGACTTCAAATAAAGACCCACCATCAAACCTGCTTCTTAAAACTTCACGATATTCTTTTTTTAGAGTTAAAATTTGCGGACCAGTTTTAATTGTAAGACGTCCTGTTTTAGTAGAAACTCTGCTATATTGTGGCGGTTCAATTATGGCGTTTTTGCTAGCTTTCAAAAAGCTAGTCAAAGCAGCAGAGGTAGTCATTTCCAGTTCGTGCTTAGCTTTGTCCATGTCGAGCTGACATGAGTATAGTTTATTTAAAATTCTGTTCGTTTCAATAAAAAAATTAGAATATTCATTATTCGCTATATTTTCTTCTGCGGCTGAAAGGGCATTGATGAAGTTTTTAAACCTCTCCATAAATTTCCTTTTTGGCAATATATGAGCCCACGGAACACCCTTGTCGATCCCGCATGTTCGCATTGCTTGAATAAATTCTGCTGGTATCAATTCTGGTAAAGTGATATCAAAAAGCTGGAACAGAGGCTCAGACGCATTGATTCTATCACCACAGCCATAAGTGAATGTTGCCGGATATTCATCGGTGACCCAACATGCTTGGCCATCTTCAAGTAATAAGCTCTGTCCTGTTCCTATAGCATCTTTACAAACAAAAATAGACATTAGAGCAAAATTAGAGCACACAAGTAGTATGTTCAAGAATTATCACGATTCTTCTGTCTCTGTCATCGCAGTAAGAGCTTTTTCGATAGATTGGAACGTGCTGATATATTTTCCAAATGCGTCTACCTGTGTGCACTTAAGTTTCGTCTCAAACTTCCCTTGCGATATTGTGTGGCCTATCCCGCTTACAACATACACATTGTCGACAGACGTGCCCGTTCCGAAATCTACAAAAAGATGCTGACCATATTCTATCACAGGACAACCAAGCGTTGTCATTGAAAGTGATGTTGGTGCCGTCTGTAGGGGGAGTCCCGCGTCTCTAGCGCCCTGGGCTGTTGTGCCCCCGCCAAGGCCGCCGCGTTGCATATTGACTGTTGCCAACTTTGAATTATTCATCGAAGAAAGATCAGCGGAAATAACCGCAGAATTTTGTGAGCCATAAATGATAGATGGCATCGATTTAGACACAAACGCTTTTAGCGCTCTAAAACCACCCTTAAGACGAAAATAATTTCTTGCGAACTCTTCCGGATCTACGCTTGTAATCGCTCCATTCCCATCAACTGTTGCGCCGACTAGCTCAGGCACTGCCTCTAGAAGACCGGCGTCTAATGCTTGAGAAAGTAAATCGATAAACTCTGCCTCATGGTCTGCTTGTGCGGTTTCCTCTTCGGGGTCTGGCTCTCTAGCGGACTGAGATGCGGCAGAAGACAGCATTCCAAGAGAATTGCCCCGGGAGGCTAGCATCATTTTCCCCAGCGCGCTATATTTTGTCGCTTGGCTATCGAAAAGATGAATCCGTAAAATTGTCCCTTGCCTGCCCTGGCCGTCTTCAATACCCGTTCTCATAGGAACGGCTTCTATATGCATTGTGAGTCGTGGCATTTTAAATTCTTGGTCTGCAGACTCCCCGTACGCATCCTCTAAGCGCTTAACTTTTTCATTGTACAGCGCAGTAGCATCTTCAGAGATAGATTCTTTCATTTTCTGATTTCCCTCATCGTCTGTTTCATATAGCTTTGTCAAGCCATACGCAGCAGAGGCTTGATTATGAACAAATTCCTTGTTTAAGAAGCTTATAAAACGACCTAATGGAATATTTGCAGTAGTTTCAGTCATTTCTTTAAATTTCTTTGAAAACTCTTCGAATTTTATTGGAAATTCAGAAATATTTGTACCAGTCAGATATGAAGACTTGTCATTAAACGCATAAAAAACAAACTGTACCTCATCAAATCTATGTGTCGCAGCTAGAGGTTTTCCCACGAAATATAACAATAGAGCGCCAAGACTGATATACCGTTTATTTTGGCCATGAATATACACATACGTCGATGACCCGCCCATACCTGTGAATGTCCTTGGAAACGGATCGAGCCCTCGTCCCCGGAGCCTCTTTGCAATAGATAATTTATTCTGTACGGCACCGGCGATTGTTGCCTTCGCATCTGCTACTACACCTGATTTTCCGTCACTGCCGAATAATGCTGTTAAATTATCTACCATTTCATCTGTCGCAGAGCCCTCTTCCGGATTTCTATTATTACCAAGAAATTTTGCTATAGCTTTTGACGTCTCTTCGTCAATCGTCAAAGCAGAACTGGTGTCTGATGCTGCACCCAAGAATGTCGAGCCACCGACATCTTCTGATGCACCGCTAGAGCTTCCCAATATCTGGCGTCTTAACACAGATATCGCTTCGGTGAGGTCTCTTATTGTTTCCATAATATCGTCAACACCCTCGCCCTTGCTGATATTCGTGGTATTAACCGCGCTTGATCCCTTCATCGATAATTTGAGCTTAATCTTAACCTGACCAACTTCGTCAAAGGAAAATGAGCTATTAACAATACCATATTTCTCTGATATCTTCAATGCGTTTAAAAAAGACCCAAAGAAATTACCAGATAATCCAGCATCTGCACTGGCTGCTGAATCGTCTGGATGAGACCACCCATAAGTTATCATGAGCTCTGTTCTTCCATACAAGTCCGGCTTTACAAATTCAGCTATCTCAGACAATCTCGATCTGTCGTGCAGCGTTAACGATAGGTCAGCTGTCTTGTGAGACATCATCCCTTTAGACGGCGTAACAGTTATGTTAAAGTCATTAATCGACATGAACGGCCTTGTTCGATCAATGATCGGAGCTCCCCTGGTACCACCATAACTGGGTAATTTTTCTCCCGAATCGACTTCATCGTCTGTCGTTGCCTCGGGGTCAACCGTAAAATCATCATACGTTTCATTCATGGGAACCAGCGTTTGAGGAGCAGTGAATAATTCCATACCTGCAGTAGAAATTCCTGCCGCTACTTCTTCCAGCAGCTCCTCATCTCCGGATGCCATCGCAGCATCCTGAGTTTCGACAAAATCGCTAATCGCGTCCATGCTTGTCGCGGACTGAAGGTACTCATTCACCGAGTCTTCCTCTAGCTTCGCTTGACCTATTAAAAATTGCATTAACGATATTGTTTGAATTCTACCATCATCGCTTACAGGCTTATTTGGCGTTATTAGTGTTATATCAAGATAAGGAATACATCGAGAAAATTCTAATGTTGGAATTGCGTTCATAAAAAGTGCCACAGCACCAGTGTCTCGTTGCGCTGGGGTTAGTCGGACGGGGAAAACGCACGTTGCAGTAAGATTAGGGTCGGATTTTTGGGGCGAAGCAAAAACTTGGTTTAATATACTCCCACCAATCATCTCCTTAATAGATACGCTTGAGGCAGGCATACCACTTATACCCATAGTCTCAAATGAGTCGGGCTCTCCTACAAACTTGTATAAAGAAGCTGCTATGTCTTGGTCAGCAGCATCGTCACCAGACAACATATCACCCAGTTCTTTAACGATGTCGTATTGAATAACACCGCCCTCTGTTGTGTTCATTAATAGACGGACCAGCTTCCGTAATGGATCATTGTCAGTAAATGAAGTAGTACCAAATTCAGCAAGATCTTCTTCTCCACCAAAAGCTAAAACAGAAATAAATTCTTCTTTCGATATTATAGAAAAATATCTCCCAAGAGCCTCCACAACAAAAGAAAGCTTGTCGTCAACTAACGCCATCCACCTGTCATCCTAGCATGCTATTTATCTGGGTTATGTCAAGCGGAATTGCCAAATACGTCCCGGGCGGCACCTGTAAATTCCACCCAATCCCACTAGCTGCAGCGATGACCCACCACAACGTTCCATCTCCGTAATATTTACCTGCTAAAACATCTAAACGCTCTGTTTCTGATGTTGTGTATGAGGTTACTTTTATCTTGTTACGCTGTACCGCTCGATAAATGTGAAGCCCGGGTGAGAAAGTCCCATAAAATTTTCCTCTCTTTAACTTCGGAGCCCTTCTATATCTTTGCACAGTCATCATTATTCTCCTTCGTCAATTCTTCCACCGGCTCGACCAAATGCCTCACGGACAGCAGCTTGGAAACGATCTCGTGTAATTTTTCCAGCATCGACTCCTCCAGTCCGGCGAGCAGCTCCTGAGCCTATATCGGAAACAGGTACAGTACCAGCAGAGCCCCGATCGTATTGATCAGTTCCAAACATTCCAGCAATTTCACCAACAGGATAATTTATCGCCCTTGTAAAGCCGTTGTTGTCTATACCCGGCGGGATATCGTGTATCGGTGCAAATTGGATTGATATCTTCATTGCAGTAGGTGCCCGTCGGCCCATCGATTCCATGTCCCACATCGCATCTCCATAATCCATATCGAATGATGTAATAAACCCAGCTAGCCCTCGTCCGCCGGCGGCTTCGAACGAACTTACAATAGCGTTATTTTTCGGATCAAAGAAATCGGAAATTTCCTGCATCTGTTCTTCCAGCGTCGTGGGTGTTGGGTTCGGGTCAGCTGGACCAATCGGAATTAGGTCTTCTTGCAAAACAAAATAAGAATGATAATGACCTTTTGCGCTCACTGGACCGTACGGATCACCAACATCATCCCGGTCTACATACTGGACCGCATATTCGATGTTATGACTACCTTCCCCCATTGATAATTGCACATCGCTATCCCACTGATCGATGGTACCGTCGCCATCGACGTCCGTTGGGTCGTAATCACCACCACCAATCCACGTACGCCCCATAATTTCTACCGTTCCATTTGCGGTTGTCCTACTAAGAAATGGAGTTTGCTCAACGTGAGTTGCTCCAACAGGGGTTGGGAGCCCGGGCTTTGCACCAGTATCCCATGTCGTGTATCCCCTTGAAGATGCTTTTAATATCGCTATATCTCCAACAGCGAAGCCATGAGCCTCGTCGCTGGGCGCGGAGGGTTCACGCGAGAATCTCTCATTAAATGCTGCTATCTCAGCATCATGAGCCTCTTGATCGGCCTGAGATACCCGCTCAATCGTTACAACATCAAATGGTGCACCGGATGGTGCATCTTGGCGGCCGCCTTCCAAATCAGCAGATTCCGCAATACCGAATAACCGCGCCAAGTTAAACCTTGTGTAATTGCTTCTTATAACATCCCCCACTCGTAATCGTATCATGGGGGAAGCAGTGGGAATTTGTGAAAAGGGCATAATAAAATGCTTTTCGCCAGCCTGCACCTGTTTTCCCATCGACCACTGTGGATATAGTAATGTGATTAGCTTATTGACGCTCCACCACATCGAATCAAAGTCTTGGGGTGATGTAGACACAATCCAAAAATCAATAGAAATGCTACGCTCAGTGCTCTGATAAATTTTAACCTTATCAATTCGACCGTAACCGCTGGAATCCTGATAGCTGACAGAGTACGAGTCCTTGATGTTTGACAGGAACCCATGAAATCCCACAATTTCGTTTGTACGAAGATCATGAAAATAAAAGGGCATATACTCTATTTCAAATTGGTCCTCTAATTGCGACACCATTTCTTGTGGAAGCCTACTAACTTGAGACAACAGCCCCTTTCGCTGTTGCTTATCCCAATGTCTTGTTGTGTCTGCGTTCTGATCCGGAAAACTGTCCCCTGTATCTCCCTTAGTATCACCTACCAGAGCCATCAACGTATCAGGTGTCCCAAATCCCATATCAAAGACAGAGAACGCAGACTTTAATTTCGTTGGTAAAAGGAACCGACCGGGAGCAGAGCGGTGGCGCCATGCCAGCTCTGATTTGTCTCTTGCTATTCTGCTTTTGGCCTGGCGTGTTTGTCCATTATCAGGCATCTGCTCCAGCGGGTTGCCACCTCGACCACCTAATGGAAAAGACCTTCTAGCTCTCATTACAGCGATATCGCCAATAACAGCAAGAACCATGATAAACCGAAATGAAGGAAAAGAAAGTAGACTTGTCACCAATTGATAAGCAACTAAAAGTGGGTTCACATCAAGAGAATCAAGAACGATATCATCTATAGCCATGACAAATCGAACGATATCACGATTAAGAACCCTGAATAAGTTTGCGAAATTACCAGAAGTCAAAACTACATTCTCGGCAATCTGGTCTATATTCGAACCCAGGCTCTCCCACCATAAAATAATGCCAGGCCAACCTGCGGTCGCGACCCTGGGGTCAGGAGGATCGACAGCATTTCCTAGCCCCAAAAACTCTATGATACCCATAATAACACATAAGGTAAAATCGTGTTTAAGCGCAGGGATGCCAATCATCCGCATTATTCGTGTTCTTTGAGATTCAATTCGGTGAGAGCCCATCCGCATCGCTGATGGAATTGTGGGAACAGGGCTTCCGCCGCCAGTGTCTAGTAACAGCATCACTGCGGCGATTGCGGCCGCACCCAGAATTACTCCAGTCATGCCGCTAAGAGCGACAGCAAGCATAGCGGTGCGGTTTTTACCAGTGAAAGGCTCCAAATGTGAATTTAGAGCGCCAAAGCTCTTTGACGCTAGAAGAGGATTACCCATCTCATCGTAAAGTAACTCAGCATCCAGCGACGGTTTATCGGGCGCACCGTAAGCGTTGGCAGCCCTCAAAAAGTCCATCGTTATTTTTGTATGACCAGACTGTTCACCGGTCGGAAGTAGCGATGCAATGACTTGCAGAGCGCTATCTGGATCTGCGTCATCTTCTTTTGCGTGACCTGTTTGACGTAGCAACAACGACGCAGCGACCTTTCGGAGTTCGCTAAATAAAATTTCATCACCCTCGTTAGCGTGTACTCCGAACTCAGGTTGCTCTATCGCAGTTGCGTGAGTGAACTGTCCATCTTCGATATAGGGAGATTCACCATCTGGATTAAACCGATTATGGCTAGTGAGGATCGCGGATATTTTTTTCTGCTGGACCGGTGCGTACGTCGGTATCTCTATTCGCTTTTCACCGTATTGATTTCCAACACCCGGTTCAAATGGTGGTCTTGTCCCCTGGATATCAGACAGTACTGCATGTCCGTCAAGTTGGTTGTTTTTATCCATGAACGATGACAAGGGTTGCGCGGTGGGACTTGCTTCATCAAACTTCCCAGAATTGCTCAGCATATCGAAAGATGTTCTTGCAGCAGATGCTTGCTCGCTATTACCTCCGAGCGTATCGGTATATCCTGCCGTCGCAGCATCTTGACCACCCATCTCGATAGATGCAGGTGAGCCATCAGCGTTCAAATATGACGTCTCAATGTACGTGGAATCCTCTACCGGATACGCATTACGAGTTCGTGCGTTCGTCGTCAGCGAGCTCATATAAGAGGCAAGAGTGTTCCTTGACGACTCCTTTAAGTCATCGCCCTCCTGAACAACACCGCTTCCTCCCGTACCAGCTGGAGCGAAGTCAACATCTGTAACGTCATCAGCCACTATTCTTAAGTACCTCTTCTAGAGCTTTTTGCACAGCTTCGGGATGCTGTTTTAATTCTTCTATTATCTCCATGATTCTTTCGACACTTGCCATCATCTCATCACTGTGCTTCATACAGCTTTGCAAATATTCCAAATCTTCAGGACTGAAACCGACACTTTCTTCTTTACTCATTATGCTGCTCCTCCTGCTGTGGCGAGGGCCGTTGTCATAACTGACTTGTCGACGAGTACCGCGCCCACCTTATTCGCATCCATAGTGACGCTCAAGTTAATCGTAATATTAACTGGCTTATTTTCAACTGCTATGCTCTCAGTAACACCAAAAGCGTCTGCAATCTGCTGGAGATTCGCGGCGATGTTGACTTCCGGTAAAGTGGCCATGACATCATTGATTTTAACCATGTCATCCACCATAGACTTGATCACCGCGACGGCAGGTGTCTCCGCTTCACCCCCTCCAAAAAGGCCAGCGATGGCAGCGCCCGCCTTACCCATGAGTCCAGGGCTTAGTCCTTCAGCGAACTCTGCAAATTTTCCTAATACATTCGCTAACGCCTCAGTGGCTGTAAACATCGTCTCTAGTTTCGCAACCTGCTCCTGCATCTGCTCGGCACCTACTAGCGCGTTCAAGTCCGCGACGACTCCAGGCATCACACCTGTAATTGCTGTAAGCGCGCCGGCCATACCTCCAAAAAGCTCATCAATCTGCGGGCCGTTTATACCCTCAAGGGAGGCCTCCATGATCTCTTGAACCTTGGCCAACGCATTCATCATTGGACCAAGGGCCTCAAACATGATCTTCATCGCTTCTGCTTTCTCTCCAAAGCCCGAAGGAATGCCCTCACCAGCCTTAACAAGCCCACCGATTATCATTGGTAATTTCTCGGCCAACATATCCATAATGTCACCGAGACCACTGATTACAACAGCCATATTACTCGCTACGCTGGGGTTGAAAAACCCTGTCATTGATTGCACCACTTTCAGCGGTTCCGCCATGGCTGCGGCGAAACTAGCAACCGCTTCGACGACTGACGCTACAACCGACGCTTTCTCAAGTTGCGACTTGCTGAAACCCATCGCCATCTTGACAAGGGTTTCGACGGTGGAGACCAAAGTATCCTTGATCTTATCTAAGAAGCCACCCATCGCCTCGAACACCTCTGACATCGATGGTCCACCCATCAATTCAGAAGCAACGCCTAATTTCGCGGCGTCGATGGCAAGACCACCCAGCGCTTGAAGAGCCTTCGCGATGTGACCGACTACCTCTAGTCTTTTTGCAAGGTCCTCGGGGTCTTTCATAGGAATTCCCTCTGCGGCTGTAATCATCGATGCCACTGATTCAGCGGCGCTGACAAAGAACTTGCCCATTGCCCTTAAGCCAATCCCCAAGATCGGAAGAATGGGAGATAGAGCCGTAAATA